CTGAGCCGTACTCATTTAGTGTTACGGTAACTTGTGATGGGTTACCAAGAGCAATAGAGGAAACATCAAGAGTTTCTGTCAGTGTAGAAGTAGCTTGTGCTAAGTCAGAATAGATTGAGAATACAACTGATGATCCTGGCATTGCCTGTTGTACTGGTTTTACATCAGCTAATGAACGCATAACTGGAATGGAGCGAAGCGCCATTCTAACGTATTGATCATACGCAGCTTTTACGAGATTGCTGATATCGCCAGTACCGGTGAAACTACCTGTAGGTAGAGCCATTTAGGTATTGCCTTTCGTTAGTAGGATTTATATCCCAGATTCCCTAATGACTTGATCTAACTCTTCACGGGTATTAGCCTTCATAAGTTTTTGATAAATATCAGCACCACGATCTGGTGTCATACCAGCCTCGGTTGCTGCACTCATCTTCTTATAGGCTGCCGCTTGAGCAGGATCTACATTAGGTTGTTGGGATGTTTCGGCTTGAAGACCAAATACATCTGCATTTGCTTCTAGCCATTTTGATACAGACTCCTCAGTTGGGTCTATATCCTGTGGGATAAATGAAGCGATCTTCGTATTTACCCCACGACTTGTGAGGGCATCTTTGATTGCTCGTTCTCTTTGCGCTTTATTTAAAGATTCAAAGTTAGATTTAAGATCTGCTAACTCTTTATCTTTTTGCTTATTAGCCTTGCGCAGTTGTTTTACGAGATCATTGCTAGACGATTCAGTTGTGTCTGCATCGTCATCATCCTCGTAGTCGTAGTTGGACATAGTCCATCTCCCATTCGTTGTAGTTGTCGCAGGCCTCATACAGTTCGGGGATCTCTGTATGGCTCCTACTACTGGTCTTGTTATCTCTCCATCAGGCCAGTCGTTCTGATGGCAGGCTTAGTTAAAAGGAACCAGCTCGTTCTCGGCTTAGTGCGCCAGGCGTGGCTCCTGCTTGTCCAGTAAATGATGCTTGTTCTAATCCAGTTAATCTTTTACGCTTTGCTGTTGCTTCTGGTGCGTAAGTTAAATTAAATATTTCCTCTTCTGCAGTTCTTTGTGTGTATGGTGATTCACCATAGAAACCTGCAAGCTGACTACCACGCTCAATTATTGGAACTGCTGCTTGGTAACCTTCTCTTGCCTTTTCTGCAGTTACGCCAAATTTTGCAAGTTCTTCTGCTCTTGTTACATCGGTTACTAATCCAGCACCAATTGCTGCACCACCAATTTCTGCTGCAGTTACTTTCTTCTTAATATCAGCCAATCCCTTTTCTGGGTTAAGAGTATAAGCAAGAATATCACCATTAGTAATATCAGGATAAAATTGCTTTAATGCTGATTTAATTTCAGGTGGTGCATCAAGCACTCTCTTCTGAGCAGTTAATACTCTCTCTTCTAATTCAACTGCAGATACATCATTTGCAATTAACTTATTAAATCCTTGTTGAGTGCCTAAAGAGTCTTTAGCATAGTAATCTGCAGGTAATCCATAGTTACGCATAATATTTTGATATTGATCTTCTAATGCTAAATATTCAGCAGGAGATAAAGCGGTTAAACCCTTTTTAATGCGTTCTGTATTACCAGCAAAACGTTTTTGATAGGCATCTGTATTGCGTAAAGCAATTTGAAATTCAGGACCAGATAGTCCTTGTTTAATTAAATCTTGTAATGGGCTAACTAATGCCTCAAGTCCATATCTACTAAACTCTGATAGCAACAAAGCATAGGCTGATCTAGATGCGGCTTGTGCCTCAAGGTTAGGACCACCTGCTGCAGGACTACCTGGGATAGGAGCACTACCTCCACCACCGCCACCGCCTCCACCACCGCTTGGAAAATTTTTAGCGATTTTTTCTGCTGTTGCAGCATTAACTGCTGCGCCACCGCCTTTTGCAACTGCGGCAGCATACTCAGCATCAGTTAAATTTGATGTTGGACTCCAAGAATCCCCATAATAGCCAGAGGCGTTAATACCACCTCTTGCTTCAATCTCTGCTTTAGATGCTATACCAGCAGCAATGGCAGCTTTTTCCGCTGCGGCACTACGAATAAAACCATTAGCCATTATACTGTTCGCACTCCCTGTCCTAATACTCCAAAGTCTTTAAGTGTGTCATTTAAAAAGGTAGTAGTAACGCTAATACCTTCTGGAGATCCATCCCACCAAACTTGAGATCTTTTATTTACTTCAAATTGTTTTGAATCAGCAAATCCCTTATCGGTTATAGCTAAAGGAATAACGTCATTTAACTTAATAGCGCTAATAGGTAAGCCTCTTGCTCTTGCAATATTACTCATATACGTAGAAAAAGTAGTAGACAAATCCTCATCTGGTGCGATCTGACTTCTTACTGATTCTGGTAATATTCTTCTAGCACTAGTACGAATGGCTGTTTTAAATTTATCAATAGATTCACCATTATTAATAGATTCTAACCAGTTAGGTAGATCCATAGCAAAATCTGTTTCAAGATCATAGCCATTTGCTAAGGCAGTAGAAGCAAGTGTTTGCTTACTCTTTTCTGTCTTTGCTGCTTGACTAGTTTTGTAAACATCAAGTTGTTTGATTTTATTTTCTAAGAATGTTCTAGGGTCTAAACCTGATTCCTGAACTAGTACTTGTCTTCCATTAACCATCTTGTAAGTACCTTTAGAGATACTAGATAGTTTCTTTTGTTCGGTTTGTAACTCTTTAAATAATTGATCTATCTCTGCCTGATTAGCTTCTCTTCCTAAATTAAGGGATGAAAATATACTATCAATAAGACCTTCTGCAGTACTTTTATTATAGATTGCCTGAGTACCAAATGGTTCTGGTACTCCAGTACCACCAGCACCAGTAGTAATATCTATAGAAGGCTTTAATAAAAATTCTCTTAAAGAGGCACCCTGTAAATTCTTAGGTAATTCACCTCTTCGTTCTGCAATAGATTGAAGTGCAGCTTGAGTAGCAGTCCAATCTCTTAAACCATTAACTCCGCCTTTATATAAAGTTGGAAAGTTATTCTTTAGATCTTGTTGAATAGACTTTAACTGTGTCTCATCTGCTGCAATAGTATTAAGTAATTGACTATAACTTGCAACTGATTGTTGATCTATGGCACCTTGATTAGCAGAATCTCTAGCAGTCTTTTCTGCATCTAAGGCCGCTTGCCTATTTGTCTTTAACTGTTCTACAGTTATACCTTGCTTAGCCGCCTGAACTTCATCTGAAACACCTTCTTGATTACCAGTTATTTTTTTATTTTGTTGCTCTTTATTATAAGCAGCAAGTATGTTGTCATAATAGGCTTTTGCTATATTATACTTTTTACCAGCAGCTTCTAATTTAGCAAGCGCTTCTTTACCAGCATTAGAATTAGGATCAAATTTTCCATATCTAGTATCTTTAGTATCTGATTCCCTAGCCTTTAATACATTCTCAGCCCTATTAAGATCAGTGGTAGCCTTGTCTAATTGACTCTTTAAACTAGCCATTGAATTAATCTCCTAACAATCTGCCGAATAAGACATCGTATACTGCTTGTGTATTTTCGTTATAACCAGCTAACTCTCTAAGTTTAAGAATAGTGTCATCCTTTAGATATTTAATTAACTTTTGAGATCCACCAAACTCATCATAATTTGCTTTCTCATCTTTGTATTGATTATATACCTTAGACATTTCTCTAAGTTTATCTTGGACATCGGTTCTAATACCTATATTTTGAGATAACATATTATCTAATTCATCTAAAGTATTTAAGCGATTAGCAGCTTTCTGAGAACCAGTTGTTCCTAGTTCTTCTCTAACTAATGGACGAGCTGCAAAGAATACATCTTTCCAGGTATCAAACTCTTTACGTAATTGAGTTCTCTCAAAATCTACAGTTGAGTTTTCCAGAGAAGATTCAAATGCTTCTTTTCTCTTATAATAAGTCTGTAGATCTGAAGCAGTTTGTACCTCTCGTAGATAATCATCTACTCGCTTGTTATAGGTCATTCCCATATCTCGCATAAGTTGATAGGTATCCCAAGAGAAACCAGTCTTGTGAGGTATTAAAAATGCTGCGGCATTTGGAAAATCTTTAAACAGATCTCTATTGTTATCTACAAAGTATCCTGATTCCTCAGCATATCTAAGTGGTGCAATAGACTTACGTTCTGACTCAGTAACGGTATATGGAACTTGGTTAGGGAATAACTCAACCCATTTAGCCATAGCCGCATCATAATCACCAGGATATTTATCTAGTAAATTATTAAATGCTTGCTTCCAGTTAGCACGACCATTATCACTAATCCATTGGGCCATATCAGATTTAAGTTGAACCTGTGGTGATGCTGGTGCTAGAAAGCCTAAAGCAAATCTAACTCTTAGAACTCCAAGAGTAGTGTTCTTAACTCTTAAACGATACTCTTCTTGTTCAGCAC